GTCGGTGCCAATGATAATGATATGAAAGCGATCCATAAGGTAACAAAGCATGTTGCATTTTTGGATATTGACCCTAGTCCAGCAACTTCATTGGGAGTTGTAAGGGGAATGCAGGCTGCAATGACATTCCTAAGAAATGATCTTGTTGGAAACGCTTATTGTCTAAAGGGCGTGCATGTTGCGATACAGGGCCTAGGCCATGTTGGATTTAATCTTGCGGAAATGCTGCATCAGAAAGGTGCTAAATTAACCGTTACCGATATTGAGCCTTGGAAATGCACTGAAGCTGCACATAAAGTAGATGCAACTGTTGTAAGCGCGAATAATATTTTTGAGGTGGAGTGCGACATTTTTGCCCCCTGTGCATTAGGTGGTTCTATCAATAAGGACACTGTCGAAAAACTTAACTGCAAAATTCTATGTGGTGGTGCTAATAATCAACTGAGCAACTCAATGATGGGATATGCGCTAAAAGATAAGGGAATTATCAATGCACCAGATTTTATTGTCAATGCAGGCGGAGTAATAGACGCATACAAGGATATGGGGTATATATCTACAGATTTTCATGTCGCAAATATCATCGATGGAGTTTATGACAGAACATTGCAGTGCTTACGTGAAGCAGAAGAAAGTAATATGCCCACCAATTTGGTTGCAGAAATGATGGCTAAGAAAAGGCTTGGCCAAGATGATAATAAGTAAAGTATTCTGGATAATGCTGACGTTTAGCGGGTATACAATGACCCTTGATGCCACAGAACTGTATGGTATAGGTAATATGAGAGCCTGCCAGCAGACATTATCGAAGATTGTTGCTGAGTATAAAGCAATTCATGGGCTGTGCTATAAGAACAAAATGATAAAGTATTTCAAGAATGCAAATCTGAGGGGGGATTGACAAGAGAAAATTGCTTTTTTACATCCTCTAATGAGAGAGATTTATCTATAGAGCTCCAATCAAATTCCCCTATTCTCTGATAGATATGCGATTTTGAACGGCCATATTCAAACCCCTGATCATAAATTTCAAGATGATTTTTCGTGAATCTGTCATTTTTGGGATATAACCAATGGGATATAAACTTGAATAATTTCTTTTCCCACATTCGTGTTCTGCCATCATTACCCATAGTAAATCCAATAACAAACGCTTCATCCTCTATCGCTTGACCACGATCTAGGATAATATGAATATAATCATGGTCTTTTAATTTACACGCTCCATGTAGGTGAAGCGGTGATTTCGGATTTTCTAAGAGCCAAATTAGCCAATGAATATTATCCGCTTCTTTCGTTGTTCTTTTCGCTAGAAATTCATCTAATGCATCTTGTAATATCATCCAGCTCTGTCCTTTTTATTACTTATGGAATTTACCATTAAAACAATGAAGGAACTCATGACCTAAGATGTAGAACTTCGTATAATCATTTTGATGTTCAGGCTCTGGTGCATAGACTTCGCACTTTCGTGGGTCATATACCGCACAGCCTATTGCTTTAGGGTTTTTCTCCAAACATTTTTCTGGTAATTTGTCGGTTCGAATCCATTGGATTGAACGATGTTCTAGTGCCACGTCTTTGATGAGGGGGTATGTTATAGGTAAAATTTGGCATCCTGCTAAAAATAGAATAGCAAAAACGAGGTATTTCATTTTTTTCTCCATTATTATTTATATTTATATTTTTGCGGAAAGAAATGAAGGATTCATAAAAAGGGGCAAATAAACATGGGTCTGTGGTGATATGAGTTCTCTGGCTCTCAACTCAATTCGCTCCCAGCCCCCAGAATTAATTCGAAAAAGGGACTTGACAGTGGCCCCCTTTATGTGGTATATTAACTATGTTGTGTCGTTAAGGATTTTAGTCTATGAATGAAAACATATTATTGGTGATTGCACTGATTATTATAACGGTATTCACTGTATACGGGGTGGGGCTCAGCTAAATTAATTTGCAAATAATGTACGATTTTACTTGACAAACCCTCTCCCATGTGGTACTATAAGGTATGATGAGAAATAAGGAAATGACCATGATTAATTCCAGTGATGACCAGCATATGTTGGTGATGTATGGAGAGGCCTGCACAGAGGAAGGTGCCACTATGACGCATGAGGGCTTCATGAACTTCGTTGCATGGCGTAAGAGGGTTGAAAAATACTTCGATAATAACGAAGATTCTTCTTGACAAACCCTCTCCAGTGTGGTATAATATAAACATAATCGGAAAGAAGGAAAAGGAAATTTGAATGTTTTGACTGTAATCTAAATCCCCGCTAAACCGCGAGTAGGTTCACCCTGTATGAATTGAAAGCTATGGGATAAGGTGAGTGATACAGGGGCGTCCTCTGCTGGAGCCTGCGGGCTAGGGTTAAGAGCTACTGACAGAGGATGCATGATCGAATGCAGAGAACTATTCCTGTCGATCTCCATAGTTTTTAGTAGGGCTATGTCGAGTATCCAAGATAAGTTCTCACCCTTGGGAGAGTGGGCTGGTCACCTACTCTCCCATTCCCCTCACAGGAAAAGAGGGGGGCCATTAAACTGAAAGCCTTTTGGTAATCTATAAATGCAATATGAACCTAGAGATAAAGGTTTCTTCTCATGCGAAGTTGTACACCCTTAACGTACCCATGATAAGACTAAGTAGGAATAGAAAAGTAGAATTTATTTTATTCCTGGCCTACCTACCCCCCAAAACTGAGCTGCACTTCGACACTTAACCAGTACCGTAAAAAGGAACCCCCCCCCCTATGGCACAACAACACCTATCCTCAGCTGACCTTCTTACTCTGCAAGTTTTGCAAAGAGAGCTGATCGAACCTTCTATCTCCAAGGATTACGAAAGGGAACTGCGAGCGAGAATAGAGTATTTGAATAATTACAAAGATGTGCGTGAGAAGTCATTAGTTCCAGCACCACGCTGCTATCCGTTGTATGGGCGTAAAAAAACGGACCTCGCCAGGGTTTCGAAAATGTTGGAACTGTAGATTGACCTACACATATAAAGATAGAACAACAGACAAAGTTATCTTAGTTATCAAAGCACTTAACTTTGCTCAAGCTGATAGAATATTTGAGGAGAGGTTTGGCTGTAGGCCATGGCAGGATGGCAAATATTATGTATCGTTGGCTCAGTATGAATAGAATTCTTCCTGTGATAGCTATGGGAGTATTCCTCTCTGGATGCGGCATCATGCCTATGTGGGCAAGTGTAGCGCACACGGTAGGAGATGCTGTATTAAGCTTTAGTACAGGGAAGTCAAGCGGAGAGCATGGCCTTTCTTTCATAACAGGAAGAGACTGCCAGTTTATTCGCATAATAGATGGGCAGTCTATCTGCATGAGCGGGGAGGCCTATCTGGATTATTTGATCTCTTTGAATTGTGATATATATACATGGAACATATTAAATCGTGTTTCCTGTGAAAAAGTACTTGACAAAGAGGAAGAAAGGGTATATAATGGAAATAGAAACTGGGATTTATGATCTAAGTTGCGAAGCACCTCACCATTGGATGCTTGGTATTTACAGTGACACGCATTTGTACGGTGGCCGTATGTATGCGGTGTGTTTTTTAAAATGGTATATTGGAGTTATAATAAAATGAGGTATCTATGTGATGTTCTTTATGAAATGAGAGCATGTACCAAGACAATGAACTTTTCCTATTTGATAGGAATGATCGAAGAAGCGCAAACTCTTGCAAATCGAATGGAAGCGCGCTTGTACGAAATGAAAGATTTTGAGCGCCTTCATGAAGAAATTAGGGCTTTGAAAAAGAAGAAGAAGAAGCTTGAAAAAGAAGTAGAGGCGCTGGAAGAATGAAGTTTGGTAATGAGATGCTCCGCCAAGAGCGCATTAAAGGCTAACAGGTTGGCCATCCCGCCAGTTGGTAAGGAAATTGGGGCCTCAATGGCCTTCGAAAGGTTGTTCTGATTTGAAATATAATATTGGTGATGAGATTAAGTATCTGGACGAGTACGGAGAGAGCTGTGTTGGAACTATTCAAGGAGTGCTCTCCGATATGGACTCATATGATGAGATGAAATTCAAGGACGGGATTTCCTACTATGCTTCCAAGAAGCTAACCGCAGCTGAAAATCAGCGGCGAAAAAAGGCGAAAAAGTCTCCGCTGTCCTCTCCTATATTCGCGCCTGTAAAACCGAAAAATATGGCCTCTGTGTTTCTGGAGATTGTGCCGAACAACAATCCAAAGGGAATCCCTGATTATATTCCGATTACTGAAATGATAGGAGGAGCCATCTAATGAGAGATCAAGTATATCCCCCCAAGCCAGGAATTGTGGTTGAAGTAAGAAACGGTAATATTGAAAAGGCCATGCGTATTCTTAAAAATAAGCTTAAAGATGACGGCCTCTTTAACGAATTGCGAGAGCGAGAGTCCTTCATGGGTAAGGGCGAGCGTGGAAGAAGGGATCGAGCTGCTGGAAAGCGCAGAGAGCAGAAGAAGCTTGAAGATAGAATGGAAAATCAGGGCTACTAGTCCCTATGGATAACTTTATACGTACCTATGAAGGCGCCTTGAGCATCGAGCAATGCGAGTATCTTGTGGATATGTTCGAGCAGTATTATTGGCTTCATGAAAATCAGGTAAATTCAAACGGTCAAACTTTGACTCGCCTTAATCTGATGGGGTCTAGCGACTCTCCCTTTCGTGAAGACCTTGAATATCTTTCTAATGTATTCATGGGGGCTGCACGAAAGTATAAGGACGATCTTGGCGTGCAGCAGTTTCAATTTCCAGCCAAGTTTGCGTTAGAAGCAATGAAGATCAAGAGATATAATCCATCCGGCCGGGATTCCTTTCCTTCTCATGTTGATGTCAATAATTTAGAGAATTGCAAAAGGTTTCTTGTGATGTTTATCTACTTGACAGACAATCAAGAGGGGCAGACTACCCTTAATATGAAGGATGATCTGTTTGTGTCTTCCTGTAAGAAGGGGAGCATACTGATATTTCCGCCATATTGGCCATGGGTTCATGCTGGAGAGAGACCAGTGAAAACTTCAAAGTACATACTAGGAAGCTATCTGCACTATGCCGAATAATTCTGCATTAACAAACCTTGCGGGCAGCATGAAATCACCTGGCGTTATGTTTCATGAAGAATTTATTGCCAAGCAGGCGATGCACTACAATATTCCACGCATGACGGTGGATATGTCTGCAAAGGAAAATACAAAGGAACTGAATGCCTCTCTTGAGCGTGACATACGTGGATCGGGCGACAATTTCGATGGGCGTAATAGTTCTGCTTCCTGTTTTATGACGCAATGGGATATGCACAAGCATTATAAGTCCTTTGAACAGTTGGGTAAGGCTGCGTGTGCGGTTGCAGAGAGTGGAGCTCTTGCAGTAAGGACACATGCAGATGGAACAAATAACCCCATCAAATGCTATGTGCAAGAAACATGGGGATTGATCTATACCAAAGGGCACATCACCAAGGCACATACGCATTGGCCATCTGTCTGGTCATATACGTATTGTGTTAAAGCGGAACTATGCTGTGCTCCTCTTGTATTCCCATCGGCATCCGGCGGTGGTTACGAGATTTTCCCTGTTACCTCTCAATTAATTATGTTTCCATCGTGGGTTAATCATGCTGTACCAGAGCATACATGTGATCACGAGCGTATTATGATATCTGGTAATTTGGATGTAACATGGGACTAAAAGAATTAGCGAATTTTTCCGCAGGTGTGAATTATCGGCCTGAACTGACTCGTCATCCGAAGGGCCGCCCTTTTGAGATGAATTTCCCCATCATACAAGAGAGAGTCACTTTCGAAGATGGGTTGAATGAGGAATTGGTTGATATTATACGCAGCTGCGGAGATACCCAACAACATAAGACTAATGTCAAAGCAAATATGACCGATTGGTTTATGCAAAAACAATATAAGCAGTTTCAAACTGTGGGTGACAAGGCGATAGATATTGCAAGAAAGAACAGCCCCCACGATATAGGAATGGAGCTGTTTGATTGCTGGGGAGTAATCTATCAGAAGGATGATTGGACAAAGGCACACGATCATTGGCCCCATCCTTGGTCCTTTGTTTATTATATACAGTGCAGTGAGAACGATTCTCTCCTTGCATTTCCAGATGGATACCAAGGGGAACACCTTATTCGGCCGTTGTCTGGTGATATGGTTCTTTTTCCAGGCTGGTTGAGGCACAAGGTTAGTCCACAACTTGCAGATAATGAAAGAATCGTTGTGTCAGGGAATCTGCATCCTACAACAAACTCCTAAATAACTCTTATCATGACACAAAAAGAAGAAACAAAAAATTGTTATCGTCTTGTTATCCTAGAAAATCCAGAAGTACCAGATGTATATCTCTTACTTCATGACGGGCTAATGCGTGATGAAGCATATGAGATGCTTGCTATATATCGAGATCAAGGAAAAACTACTATTGAAATAGAAGAGTATTTTCCTGATGCTCATAGATTAGGTCGAGATGCGGAACTCCATTAATCCGTATAAATAGTATCAAATACTATTGCAGGGATTAATATGCCACAATCAGAAAATTATTTTATGGGAATGGACGGATTCGTATGGTTCGTCGGTGTTGTAGAAGATCGTAATGATCCTGAGTTTCATGGAAGATGCCGAGTAAGATGCTTGGGGTTTCACTCGCCCAATCTTACCGACATACCTACCAGCGATTTGCCATGGGCCCATGTTATGCATCCTGTTACAGACCCTTCCATGCATGGTATGGGCAACAGTCCTTCTTGGCTTGTTGAGGGTTCTTGGGTCATTGGATTCTTTCGGGATGCTGTTGAGAGGCAGCAACCGATTATTATAGGCTCCTTGCCGGGTCAACCAATAGCTCCCGCCGATTTTAAAACGGGGTTTAATGATCCTCGACATAAAGAGTCTACGCAAGTAGATAGTGATGGTGATTTGATATATGCTTATAATCCAGAGGATATGAGTAAATATGGCCCTTATCCTCTGGGTGGGCTTAAGGATGCGTCCGATAAAGAAAAAGGTAACTTTGGTCGTTTTTCTGGTCATGAGTTTGGTGAGACTGATACTAATCGATTAGCTAGAGGAGAACAATCTGAAACGCATGCTGCTTTAGCTCGAAGGCGAAAATTAAAACGCTCCGATATCCCTACCGCAACTCGGCCTCATATACCGTCTGTAGAAGATGGTTCTGTTTTAGGTACAGGGGTTGCTGACCCGCTGGTGCCATGGAGCGAACCTTCACCCAAGGGCATTGCGAAAGATGCCTTTCCTTATACTTCTGCTCGGTATCCTCTCAACCATGTATATGAAAGTGAAGCTGGTCATATCATTGAGATAGATGATACGCCAGGCGGTGAGAGGTTACATAGAGAACACAAAACCGGAACCTTTGAGGAATGGCATCCTACGGGAGACAGGGTTGTCAAGGTGGTCGGTAGCAACTATGAGATTATAGCAGGGAGCTCCAACGTCCTGATACGTGGTGATGTTAATCTAACTATAGAGGGCACCAAAAAGGAGTTGATCAAGGGAGACTATATTCTGGAGGTAGAAGGAGACTATACCCGAAAGGTACATAAGAATGAGAGAGTTAAGATTGGAGCTGGAGAATCTGGCGGAAATCTTGAGTCAGAGATTAAAGGTAACTACTCTTATAATATTAATGGTGCAGTAAAGGGTAGAGTTGGAAAGGATCAGGATGTTACCATTTATGGGAATGAGCAACGGACGATAGAGGGGTACTTCAGGCACAGTGTTACAGATGCTATTACCCAAAAGAGTACGACAAGTTCCATCAGCTGGGAGGCCTTTACTGATATTTCTCAGACTTCTACTTCGGGGATTACCTCTATAAAATCAGGAAGCTCCTTGAATATGAAGTCTGTATCTACTATGCATATTAAATCTGAATCCGATATCGATATGGATGGTACAGCTCTTGTGGATATTGATGCTGCTAGAATTGATTTGAATAAGGAAAGATAAATGCCAAGAGTAACAAGAACAAATAAGGACCGGCACATAGGGCATCCATCCCCAACACCGAATCCATTTCACCGTACTGCATATGCGGAAGGCTCGCCGAATGTGTATACGAATGATGAGAAAACGACTCGAATAGGCGATAAAACATACTGCACTGATCCGGCGGTTGCTGGATCACCAAATGTGTATGTCAATGATATTAAAGTGCATCGTCTGGGTGATGGAACTGGTGGGCATGCCAGTTGGGTTCCAAACGCAAGTTCTGAAGGATCACCAAACGTGTTTGCGAATGGAGGATCATGAAATGGCTACAACTCGTAAAAGAATACTGATTAATGGAACAGATAGTTCTAGTACGGATACAGGAGATAATATTATTTTAGATGGTACAGATAGTTCTTCAACCGATGCTGGAAGTTATCTTGATTATGAAATTGTCACATACTTTTATACGACACTAGCTGATATTGCTGAAGAAACAGATGCTACAGCTAAAGAGACTTTGGAAACAGAAGGTTATATTTTTGAGAGTGAACTTGATTCTGCTGAAGAGGAACTGTTTTCTTATACGGTGGATGACTATATTGAAAATAATCCAGGCACTGAGGATACCCTATATAAAAGTTATACAGGTTCTTATTTTGATTTAAGTTTTTCTTTTGTAATACAAGAAGATGGAACCACTACCCTTACTACCTCTGGCGATAATTTGCTTCTAGATGGTACAGATAGCTCTTTAACTGATGCTGGTAGTAAAGTACAATATGGAGAACAAACATAATGGCAGTAACAAAACGATCAGTTAAAGGATCAGCTCTTACATTTGCAGAGATGGATGCAAATTGGGATGAGGCCGGCGGTGGTTTAATACTTGGTACACCTGTCGCAACAACAAGCGGATCATCGATAACCGTCATCTCAATACCATCAGGAACAAAGTTCATCAGCATGACATTTAATGCTGTGAGTCTCAATGGCAATAATTCTCCTCGTATTCGCATAGGCGATTCTGGTGGTATCGCGACATCCGGGTATATATCTCGGGCACAGAAATTCATTACCCCGCACAACGCTCTCGATAATTCAACTGCGGGATTCGATGTTCTGCCCAATGACGATTGGAGCGCATCTGAAACCTTTAATGGCGTGTTCAACCTTACAAAATCATCTGGTAGCAGCAACACATGGGTTGGTTGGGGAATCGTCAATCGAGCAACGGCGTTTACCTATATGTGGTACGGCATTAAAGCTTTATCTGCGGAATTGGATCGATTCAGTCTAACCACAAACGATGGTTCAGATACGTTTGACGCTGGTGAGCTTGGCTACGTTTATGGATAGGAGTTCAACATGAGAGTGCATCGACAAATAGACATAAATGGTACTGAGTTGGACCCTATTCCATACTCAGCTGAAGAAGAAGCCGCAGCTGATGCCGCAAAGGCGGCCGCCACGGCTTTCACCGCCAGCAACAAGTACAAGGATGTTCGACGTGAAGCCTATGGCGATATCGGCGCCCAGCTCGATATGCTGTATTGGGATCAGGTCAATAATACTACTACATTTAAAGACCATGTTGCAGCCGTGAAGGCGGCGCATTCAAAGCCAGATTAGGGAGAGATAAATGGTTGATTTTAAAACCCCAGATATGCCAGGAGCATCAGCATTATATAATAAGATTGCGGCCAAGGTTGATGAGATAGAAAAAGATGTGATGAGTAAATTAGAGGTTGATGCTTCTGCTCTTACTTCGTCACTTAAAATTAATCTTGAAGACTTGAAATCTAAGGTACAGGGAATGATACCTGAGTTGCCTACAGTACCTTCTCTTAATTTACAATCGGAAATTAGTGCTCTTTCAGGGTTAGCTGCAGGCTCCGATGCTTATGCTGCAAAACTTTCATCTCTTTCAACTTCTTTTGGGAGTGCTATTTCAGCAGGAGGGTATAGTTTAGATTCCATTGTAAGTTCTGGCGCATCTGCTCTTTCAGGAGCGGCATCGGCATTAGCGGCAGGAATACCTTCTGTTTCTGCTTCTTCAGCACTATCTTCAGCAATACCTAATTTTGAATTACCGCCCGGTGCAACCGAAGCAATAGAACTGGCACCAGCAGCCTTGCAACCAGTTGTTGATGTTGTTAAGGAAGAAGCTTCTAAATTTTCTACTGATGAAAGTGTAAATGAAGTAAAGGCTGTTTATGGAGATGCTGTTTCAAAAAAAGAAGAAGAGTCAGTACAGACCACAGCGGCCGCGGCACCAGCAGCTGCAGAACCACAAGAAAAGGCAGAATGGGAAAGATTAGATGAATTGATGATGATGCAACAAAAAGCTAGAATTGTTGAACGAACACGGAAAAGGATGATGAAAATTTATCTTCAGTTAGGTACTAAAGAAGAAGCAGGGGCCCGGTGGCAAAAACGAGGACCACACCCAATGTCTAAACCTGGCCAGATAGGAATAAATCCATATACGGATGGTAATATACCTATTCCAATACCTGAGCCTGATAATCTAATTACATATGAACAGGTAAAACGTGCGTTATCAGGAAAAGGTTCTGGTTATGACGCATTATAATAGGAAGGATAAATTATGTCTAAAAAAACATCATATACATCAAAAGGTCAGCGGAGAAACGTGTCTTCATGGAGTACCAAAGCTGCACGTAAGGGTGTGAGTAAATTGGGAATTATCAATAGAAAGATTGATGCATGGAAACAGGGTAAGAAAGTTATGCTTACTGTCACGAATCCTGTGAAGAGCGAAACTGACAAACCTTTTATTAGGGTTAATGCTAAAGAGGTTTGGGGGAAAGATACTCCGTACATGATGAAGACATCTCAATAATATTTGTATAAATAATAAATAGAGGAGTTCGGAGAAATGGCGTCCACAGAAGGTTTAAGAAATAGTGATGCATATACTGATGCTCAGGGCCAGAATAAATCCTCTAGGTCTGCTCAACTATATTCTGACTTAGACCTTTTCTTTGGACAGAATAATAGCGATAAAGATGTTAATATAATATATGATGTTCAAGCAGTAAAGAGATCAATACGAAATCTTGTATTAACAAATCAATACGAAAAACCATTTCACCCAGAAATATATTCTGGTGTACGGGGAATGCTATTTGAATTGATGACTCCAACAACAGCGGTCATTGTTGCTAGACAGGTTGAAGATGTTATAGAAAATTTTGAACCAAGGGCAAGATTGGTGGGGGTAACTGCATATCCAGATTTGGATCGTAATGCTTATGAAGTGACTGTAGAATTTTACATTGTTAATGCTCCAACAGAACTAGTTGAATTAACACTAGCATTAGAGAGAATACGATAATGGCCAATGCAACGAATAGAAGACTAGACGTATCAGAATTTGATTTTGATGATATAAAATTAAATCTTAAAACATTTCTTAAAGCGCAAACTACTTTTAAGGACTATGATTTTGAAGGTTCTGGAATGAGTTCTCTATTAGATGTTCTAGCATACAATACTCACTATCTTGGTTTTAACTTGAACATGGTTGCAAATGAAATGTTCATGGACACTTCAACCCTACGATCCAGCATCGTGTCTCATGCAAAAACATTAGGATATGAAGTAGATTCTTGTAGAGCTCCTTATGCAGATGTTAATGTAGTTTTAAATAATGCATCATTAGGTTCTGCAACAATGTCAGCTGGGACGGTGTTTACTACTAAAGTCAATAATATAGATTATCAGTTTGTTACTGTAGCAGATATGACAAGGGCAAGTTCCGGGCCGTATATAGCTTTTAATGATATTAAGATTTATGAAGGCACATATGTTACAACTAGGTATACAGTAGATTTTACTAGTGTAGACCAAAGATTTATTTTACCAGAAGATACAGCAGATACATCAACTCTGACAGTGGAGGTACAAAACTCTTCAACTGATACGACAAGCAATACATTTACAAAAGCAACAGATATTTCTCAATTAAAAACTACTAGTAATGTTTATTATATTCAAGAGGTAGAAGCAGGAAAATTTGAAGTATACTTTGGAGATGATGTTGTAAGTAAAAAGCTAACGGATGGAAATATTGTTTTTCTTAAATATGTGGTAACAAATAAAGCAGATGCAAATGGAGCTTCTACTTTTACAAGTTCTGGTGCAATTGATACGGTTACTAGTGTAACGGTGACTACACTTAATAAGGCTGTAGGCGGAAATAACCCAGAGTTGTTAACATCCATTAAACTTAATGCGCCTCTAGATTATGCATCTCAAGGAAGATGCGTGACGGCAGAAGACTATAAATTGTTTGCGAAAAAACTATTTCCACAAACACAAGCAGTTATGGTTTTTGGCGGGGATGTTGGTTCTTATGATCCAAGCTTGGGTGTGACTAGTACAGCCTCATACGGCAGAGTTTATATTTCTATCAAATCTACTACAGGAAATAATCTAACATCGGCACAGAAAGATTTGTTGGTGTCTGACTTACGAAAATATAATGTCGCATCTATTACTCCAGTAATCATCGATCCAGAAATTATCTATATTATTTTAAATGTTAATTTTAAATTTGATTCCAGCAGAACTACTAAAGAAAAAGATACTCTTGTTTCCGATGTTAATAGTACTCTTGCGAGCTATAATACTGGTTCTTTAAAAAGCTTTAACAATATGTTTAGGCACTCTTATGTGTCAGCATTAATTGATGATACGGATACTGCTATTTTAAGTAGTGTCACAAATGTCACTCTAGCAAAATTCTTTACCCCTGTGACAGGCACAACTGATAATACTGGATATAATCTTTATTTTAATAATGCATTTTATAATCCTCACTCTGGACATAATGCGAGCTCGGGCGGTATTATAGGTTCCACTGGGTTTCTTGTGGGAACAGATACAGAGGAGAGCTTCTTTGATGATGATGGGGAGGGAAATCTAAGAAGGTATCAAGGAAAAGTAACAAGAACATATATTGATTCAACAGCTGGTACTGTAGATTATACTATAGGTCATATTAAAGTTAATGCAATACAAATTACAACCGTATCTGATGTCGATGGTTTGTCTTCAACAAAAGTTAGGATGACGGTTATACCTTCTTCTAAGGATATTATTCCTGTTCGCAATCAGATTTTAGAATTGGATATGGTTAACCTTTCTATTAATGGAACAATAGATTCTATTGCTGTAGGAGATTCGGGAGCAAGTTCAACATACACCACCTCAACAAGCTATCCAAGTAATACGAGTTATTAAAAATGGCACCTTTTGATTCTGGTTTAGTAACAAAAATCTCTCCTCTGATAGAAGGGCAAGTTCCTGATTTTATTCAGAGCGCCCATCCCGTTTTTGTGGAATTTCTCAAGCAGTATTATCAATTCTTAGAAGCTGCAGAATTGACTTGTGATGGTATTATCAATAATGTCATTCAAGAAACTGAGTCAGTAAATTATATTTGGGGTGAAGACGAAACAAGGATTGTTCTAGAGACAGGTGTAGGAACAACAGGCAAATTTATAGAGGGAGAAACAATAACAGGCGGAACCTCTAATGCCACCGCAACTGTATTAGTAGATGATCTTTCTAATGCTATCCCCAGATTGTTCATATCTTCACAACAAAAATTTGAACTTGGTGAAACGATAACAGGTACAACTTCTGGTGCAACAGCGGCAGTAAATACCTATCGTGCTAATCCTGTACAGACTATTCAACAATTACTGGACTATGCAAACACAGACAACACTACTGCTCTTATGCTGGATGAAATGCAAAGACAGTTTATGGATATTATTCCCAACACACTTGCATCAGGAATATCTAAACGCAATCTTATTAAAAATATTAAAGACCTTTATACAGCTAAAGGTACTTCCGAAGGGCACAAATTATTTCTACGCTTAATGTTCGATGAAGAAGCTGATGTATTTTATCCTACAAAATATATGCTAAGAACTTCTGATGGTAATTGGAATAAGCCATCTGTCATTCGTTGTGAAAATACTCCTGGCGCTTCTGGTTCAGAAGTTATAGGGCAAACCTTAACAGGCAGAACTTCTGGCGCAACTGTATTTGTTGTTAATGCAGTTGAACTGGTTCAAGGTTCTTCTTCAGTTACCGAATTTGAAATAGATACTGATACTTTGATAGGAACCTTTGTTGCTGGTGAAACAGTTTATGCCAACGGTGTGAATTCTGATGTAGAACAAAGATTTACCATACAAAAAATTGTTACAGGAATCAATATTGAAGATGGCGGCATTCTTTATAGTGCCGGTGATACTATAACTTTGGATTCTTCTATTGGTAATGGATTAGCATCTGCAAAAGTAAACACTGTTTCTACAGGTGGAGTTGCTAAAATAAGTGTTGATGCTGGAGGAAGTAATTACAAAGAAGGTGATGCTTTAGTTTTTACTAGTACTTCTGCAGCTGTATCTGCCACTGGTTATGTTTCTGTTATTGGCGGCGCCATGTTGTCTGAGGATTCAGATAATTCCGATGGGTTCAATGATTATATTATATTTGAAGAAGGTACAAATTTCTCTTATCCAGAATTTAATTTTTCTACTCATGAAGAAGATATTATAGTTCTAAATGGAATAGATAGTTCTTCTACTGATGCTAATTGGAAAATTGTTAGTGAATACGATACTCCGCGATTGAGAGTTACAGATAATACTGCTGGTTCTAGAATAGTAGAGGAAATCGGTACAAGTTCTACTTATGGTGAAATAGCTGGAGTTAATTTAACAAGTTCTGGTTCTGGTTATGATGTATTACCAGCTATAACAATAACAAGCGCTTATGGTACAGGGGGAATTCTTGTACCTACCACAAATGATATTGGCTCTATATTAGACACAGAAATTCTAGATTCTGGTTTTCTTTATAGGGAAGCACCAGCAGCTACGGTTCCAACAAATCTTATTTTAAAAGATGTAACAGGAACCTTTACTGCAACAAACACCCTATCTTCTCATACTGGTACGGTAACTTCATATGATGCCGACACACAAGTTTTGTCTACCTCTATTGAAGACAGTGTTAAAGTTAAGATGGAACAAGAAGACTCTACGATTTCGCAAAATATAGAGCAAGAGGTAAATACAGAAGTATTTTTCAGTAGAATTTTGGCGGATAGTGTTCTTGAGAGCAATACTTTAGAAAATCTTACAGATAGAGGCCTTGAGATTGAGGATGCTGTTGGTATAGCGGTCCAAACATCTCCGGCGCAGGGATTTGCTGATAACATCGTGGCAGATGCTCAGGATGATCGTTTTATTCAAATAAGTTTAGAACAAAATGCAGATTATTCTATAGATAACGAAAAAATTCAACTTGAAGATCAAAATATTACTGGCGTTGATAGCGATCTTGTTCTCCTACCCCAGGCCAACGTCGGCCAGGGTCGAGGCCCCACGATAGTCATGAACGAATATGAAGATGACGGTATGGTACTTCAACTTGATGGTACAGCTGTAGGCGATTCAATTTTAATCGAAAGTGGAGGTACAGACGGCAGCGGCACCAATGCTGGCGATGAAATTCTTTTGGATGGCACCGGGCGTAATTTACTTACTTATAGTGAGGTATTTAAGGCAGCGGATGGTGACTGGGTAAATAATTTCGCAACGGTAGATAACAACGCTACAAACGCCCCAGATGGTACAACCACGGCAGATGAACTGATAGAAAATTCTGGAACCAGCCAACACTATTGTTACCAAGCAGATACAAGTACGGGTGAGCATACATTCAGCATCTATATAAAGAAGAACACTAGGACGTTTGCCAGATTATCCGGTTACAACGGGACAGATGGCAGCCCTGCAGCAGGATTATTCAACTTAGAAACAGGGACAATAAGCGGAATCAGTGGTACTGCTATTATGACTGCCGATATTAATGATTGGTATCGTTGCTCTATAACAGGGACATATACAGTTGCGACAAATTGGTATATTGAAATCGGGAATGACTCGGGGTCGGCGAATTACGCAGGCGATGGTTCAAGGGGCATCTACCTTTGGGGCGCACAACTAGAAGTCGGTTCCTCCCCAACCACCTACATCAAGACCACAACGGCAGAGGTGACGGGCAATGCTGGCGACAAAGTTGTACAACAGGAAGATGATGAAGGAGATGCGGTTTTAATTGAACCCCATTCAATGGTGTCAAACAGAACTCAAAGAAAAGATAAATTCTTATTGGATGGAACTAGAATTCAAAGGTTCACTACTGGCGGATGGATAGATGAAGGTAGGATTAGTAATGAAAATCTTGAACCATCAATAACAAATAGCCAGGTAGTTTGGTTTCCTTCTAGTGCGGGCGATGATATTAAATTAGAGAATGAGGATGGCCATTTATTATTAGATGGCACTAGTGAAAATGTTCTTAGCGTAGTAACATCTCTTAGAACTTCCCACAGGAAAACTTTAGATAATGGTGATAAAGTTAAAACAGAAGGCCGCCAGGATTATTTTACAAATGTTCCTATTGATAGCTTTAGAGTAATAGATAATATCTGTGGTATGTTGCTAGAAGACTCTTTGCAATATGATACAACTAATCCACTAGACCAGTTGATTTTAGAAGGTCAAGGCGGTTATTCTGCAACTGCTGATATAAATGGTTTCTATGATATATTTGAAAACAAAACAATAAATCATGGTGGAAGCTCGAACTCAAGATTAATAACAGAAGGTGGGGATGGTATTATTGATGAAGAAAGTTTTGTCATGCAAATCGGCGCTGGTGGTAAGATTATTCTTGATATCAATCAAATTTCATCTGATGATGAAACTATTAGATTAGTTTTTAATCAAACTGATGCATCTGGCACTGATGCTGGTGGAGTACTCAAGGCTGATGGACTTTCTGTAGCAGAGCGTTCTGGTAATCTTATTATGCAAGAAAGCGGCCTTGCAGCTGGTGAACAAGATTCAGATTTAGGTGATAATCTTTTATATGAACCAGAAGCTTTCTTGTCTGGTAATATTATATTAGATCGTACTGATGATGACGATTCTGATCTTGGCGATGAGTTGCTCAATGAAACTGAGGATATTCTTTTAGGACAAACACTAACAACAATAACTGGCGCTACTGGAAAAATTATTTCTTCAAGTGCAGGAAAACTTTCTTCTGTTATTGGGTTTGTAACAGCTAATGTGGGGAATTATAAAAACACAGATAGTTTAATTTCGGAAGATGTTGTTAGAATTCAAGATTCCTATTACTATCAGGATTTCTCTTATGAGGTTAGGGTTGGGCAATCTGTCTCTAAATATATGGATGAATTAAAACGCGCAGTACATCCTGCTGGTTTTGCTGCATTTGGTAAAGTTTCGATTGCTTCTCTATTGTCAATGGCTATGCCAACCAGTTCAGGAGAAGGGCGGATTGATGTACCATCAACAACATTCTCTCCAGCACTGGCTTCTGTACTAGAGGCTATATTTGATTTAAGAATTAAAGCTAGACTTGATATACCAAAGGTTTTTGAAGAAGGTAATTTATTTCAGAAACTAATGTTAGAATCTGGAGCTCCGGCACAATTTAATATTGCTATTGATGGAACTGATTTTGGTACTGCAGCTGAAAGCCCTGGGTTTGATGCTATTGCTTCTGAGGATTCAGAAGATGATGGCGACAATATTCTTATCACTGGTTCTGATGCTGGTTCTCAGGAAGATGCCGGCGATCAAATTATTCTAGAGGGCACAGATGCCTCTGGTACAGATAACTTTGATATTACTGGAGCATATTCATACTTAATTTTAAACGGCACTAGTGTTTCAGATGGAGAGCTTAATGATGCTGGTTCTTATTGCATATTGAATGGTTCCGCACTAGGAGTTTATAATCTTGTAGATGCTGACAGTAACTCTCTTGTTCTAAACGGAACTGATGGATCAGGAGCATTCTATAAAATTGTACATGAAGATGGTGATGATGCTGGTTCTAATATTGTTACAGATAATACCGTCGAGTCAACAACACTAGTTGAAACTGGCGGTCCTATAGAAATAGAGTCCTCATTAACTAATATTAGAGGTCCATATATTAGTACCGAAGATGGCGATAGAATTGTTACTGAAGATTTTGCAGAAACTTTAGTTGATGGCCAAGTTATTTCTGTTCAAGGTCAGAAAATAATTTCAGAAGATGAAAATGGTGATAATATTATTCTGAATGCGACAGACCTTCTTGGTGGTGATGCAAGCAGCAAACTTGTGTCAGAGGCCGCTGCCGGAGTTAGTGATAATGATCGTGACAAATTATTCCTAAGACAATTAACATTAAAAGTTACTGTACCAAAACCCAGAGTTCTAACATCTTATGGTTTGGTTCACATGGGAGAGGACGCTTTCACTGATGCTTCTAGTGTCACAAACATTCAGTTAGAAGATGGCTTACGCAAGCGTGGTCCAACTATTAACTCAGATCAACTATTATTAGATGGTGTTGATGTTGGTGGAAAAGATGATGTAAATGATATATTGTATGGCGGTGATCCCGTTCAAATGGAAACTAGTGCTGCTATTATGCTAGGTACTTCCATTACCTTTGATGATTACGCTCAATTTTCTAATTCTTCTTTACTTCTAGATGGCGCCTTGCAAAATATGTTGCTGCAGA